CCGCCGCGCTTCACCAGTTCAGCATCCATCACGATGCCGACTTTATGCGCCTCATCGCGCAGGTTCTGCATCGAATCGACGCCGGCGTCGATCAGCGGTTTCAGTCCGGTCAGACCCAGTTGATCGATCACCGCATCCTTCTGCACATTGGAAAGCCCGGCGATCCGTTCGGTAACGGCTTTCAACGCCGTATCGACATCTTTGAAGCCGTCGATATCCTTACGGCTGAACCCCAGTTCCTTGAACGCTTTGATCGCCTTCGGCAGACCCGCCTGCGCCTTGCCCAGGCTGACGCTGAAGGCTTCCAGTGCCTGATCGGCCCCGGCCTCTTCGCCGCCAGCGGCGCGGATGGCGTATCGGTATTCCTGCAGGGCGTCCGTGGTCACGTGCAGCCGGTTGGCAGTATCGGCGATATCATCGGCGAACTTGGCGGCTTCGCGCGCACCCGCGAAAGCGATCCCCACGGCCGCAATCCCGCCAGCCGCAGCCAGCCCGATTGGCCCTAATTCCTCCAGCGCCGAGCCGAAAAGGCCAATCCGCGCCACGCCCGAATCAAGCACCTTCAGGCGAGTATTATCAAAAACACTATCGATCGCCTTGCCGACATTCACCTTACCGGCATTTTCATTGATTTTTTTACTCATGCGATCGACACGGGATTCCATGTCGTTCGCGGCCTTATTGACGATATCCTTGCCGTCATTGACCTTTTTCGCCAGCTTCGAGATATCCGCAGATATCTGAAGCAACAGGGCCTGATTGTCGCTCGTAGCCATGATCAGCCCTCATTGTCCTGTTTAAATTTCTTGATCGCCTTGGTGCCCGCCGCTGTCAGGCGAGACCGCATCCGCTTTTTTCTTGCGCGATAGGTTGGGAAGAAACTTGGTTTGGCGGGCACATGCTTTTCCGACCCATCGGCCAGCTTCGACATGTGCCCATGCTCGATATGCGGCCCGATAAAGGCGCCATATTCATCCTGCGCATCGGCAATGATCCGATAGCTCAATGGCCTGTCAGGATTGGCATAGCTATGGATGCTGTCCCGAAACTGGCCCGGATGCTTTTCAAGATCATCGGAGACCGGCGCGGCGCGCTTCATGGCCGCGACCATATCATCCACCTCCTTGGCCAGTTGCTTACCAACATCGGCGGCAATCTGGTCCGGTATGGTTAGGAAACGCTGCCATGCGCGCGAATTTTGCAGCATTTTGGCCGTTGCCATCTTCAAATCCCTTAATGAATGCTCCGGCTGACCGCCTGGCGGAATTCCTCATCCGATGGCGCTTTCGGGCCGGTGGATGGTGAATTGGCCTTGAGCCATGACCGGTAGACCGTCAGCACCTGGTAGGGCGCCCACTGGTCCACCTGATCGGGGCCGTAGCCCATTACGCCGAGGGCGCCGTAGAGGTCTGTGAACCGGGTCTTGCCGTTTTCGAGCGGCGGGCGGGCTTTGCCGCCGCTTCCGGCTCCCCCAGGCCATCCCTCCCTGCTGGCGCATCGTCCTCATCGCCCGTTTCATCCGAAAGCCCGATCATGGCTTCCGTCAGGATCGAGAAGGCGAGATCGCACCAGCCATACATGGCCGCGTGTGTGGTGTCGGTTTCCCGATCGAAGACCAGCCGCACCAGCGCGCCGGCTTCGGTGCTGGTCATCCCGCCGCCGATCAGGCCCTGCAGCAGCGGTTCGCGCACATCATCCAGCCGCGCATCGCCGAAACAGCCGGAGGCGACCGCCAGCAGCATATCGCCGCCATAGGCCGCCAGCCCGCCCAGTTTCAGGCGGACCAGCGGCGTGATGCGCTGCACGATGACACCCAGACCGCAATCGCGGGTCTTTTCCAGATCCCGCCATTGCGCTGTTTTCAGGACGAACGGATGTTCGTCCCGGCCAAACTGGCGAAGGATCATTAGCTGGCTTCCGTCCAGACAAAGCTGTCGGAAGGCACGATGGTCAGGGTGCAATCCTGATAATCGCCCCGGTCGCCGGTAACCGCAAAGGCCGAAAGGATGGCCGGGCCTTCGCCTGTCCAGCCGCCCGTGGCGCCGGTACCGGTCTGTTCGACGGTGATGTTTTTCGGCGTCGCCGATTGCCACCAGTCGATGAAATCCCAAACCGAGGTCTTGTCGACCTTGCCCGCGCCGCTGATCTCGAAATCGATCGACTTGACCTTGCGGGCGATCTTGGCCGGATTGCCAGGCGTGGTGCAATCGGCCACTTCGGTTTCGGTCATGTTCGACTTGAAAGACACGCCCCGCGTGGTGTTGATCAGGCAGGGGTGCGCGAAGACTTCCGGCGAAGCGCCATTGCCGATCTTGATCAGCAGCTTTTCGCCCTCGATAATGCCGACTTCGGCCATGATAGACTCCTTTGGTAAAAGTCCGGCTTAGGCCGGGGTGGGAAAACTCAGGCGGCCGAAGCCATCCGGTAGTGAACGGTCATTTCCTTGCAGCGGGTCAGGCGGTCGCCCATCCCGATGGTGCGCGGGCCGTCCGATATTTCGCTGCCGATGACCCCGAAGCCGGTCACGTTAAGCTTCACGTCCAGCGCGGCGCAGGCGGCCTGCATCATCAGGCCCAGTTCTTCGCCGCTGGGGCTGCGGCTCAGGCCCTGCAGGGTGACAAAAACGGACATGGCGTCATTGCACTGGTCTTTCTCGCTGACCACCTGCACATTGACGATGTAAAAATACGGAAACGACGCCTTGCCATCGGCACCCGCCGGCACGGCATCATAGACCCCCGGCACCGGCGTAAGCCCCGCCACCCCGGCCGTCAGCGCCGCAAAAACCGCATGCTGCACCGGCCATGAAGGATCATCCATCGGCGCGGCCCTGACCCAGTTGCAGCAACAAATACTGACCCCGACCAGTCATGTCACCGACTGGCGTAATCTTGAAGGTTCGCGTTTGATCAGCCAGGTCCACCGCCCTGTCGCCCGCCTTTATGCCGCGCGTCTGGCGATCATTTGGTAACCAGCAATCGTAATCGATGACACCCTGGTCGCGCTGCGCCTGCAATTCATATCCGCCGCTGCGCGGCAAAAGCCGGCATGATCGACGGGCGATCAGAACATCCCAATCGCCTTTCGTACCGCCCGCGCTATCCGAGATATCGACGCGCCGGTCGATACGGATGGCACTCTTCAACTCACCTCGCGTTTTCGGTTCCATTTTCGCTTTTGATTTGCGTGGCGGAATGGTCTTCTTTTGTCGCGCGCAGCTTCAGGCGGCTGGCCTTTTGCTCCCGGTTTGGACTGGGCATATCCTCGGCCTTACCAGCGGCCACCAATTCATCCCGACAGTGGCGGGTAACGCTCAATTCCATGCCGGTCTTATAGGCTATATGCGCCGGACGGCCCGGAATCGCGTAGCTATGATTGGCGGTAATTCGTACCCACATATCCGGCTCCCCTTGATGATATTGCCGGACTGGCGGGGGCGACGCGGGATCCAGCGAAAGGCTGTTTAGCCACTCGGCATCCGGCGCGCCGAAAGCCTCGCGGGTCCAGCCGGATAATGAGCGGATATTCCACCCCTTCGCCTTGGCCGCCTCGAAGGCCGGCCGGTATATTTCGTGCGTTGTCCAGGGGCCGCGGCGCAGATAATGACTGGCCTCTGCATCCATTGGCACACCGCACCAGATAGCGCCGGCGCAGCCCAGTTCCTGCAGCGCGATCTGTGCCGCAAAAAGCCCGGAAGACCCAGACCCATCCTGCGTCACCACCTCACCGCCCACACCCGCACGGTGGGCCGGCACGAAGAGGCGGTAATCGATATTGCGCCCCCTTTCGGCACGTTCTTTCGCCCAGGCGGCAAATTGCTCCGGGTGGAGGGTCACCCAGGCATCGATATCACCTTCATAATCCCGGCCGGCATAGTTTGTCGCCACGATCAGACGGGCATATCCCTCTGTCATGGCCAGAGCGATGGCGAGGTCATCCCAGACCTTCAAAGCCCCGCCGATTACGATGGCAATCAGTTGCATGTTGTCATCATCCGCTTATAGGGCTGCACCAGCAGCTTCATGGCCGGGTTTTCCTGAAAGGCCGTATCGCCGGTAGCCTCGCGGGTCTTGTAGAGGTGCGCCGCCAGCATAAGTATGGCGGCGCGGATGGCGGACGGCACGGAATCGGCGTCGGCATAAACGGCCTGATAGGTAATCGTGATGACGGCAGC